GTTTTTTATAAAAACATTATAGTAAAAGGGGGAAAATAGGTCAAGAAAAGGAAAGAACCGAGGACTTGCGCACTGTCCTCGGTTCTTTCCTTTTTTCTAATTTAGTCATTTATACAAAAATGACTAAATTAAACCTAATTGTCTGACTGCTGAGCTATCGAATTTACAAATTCTTCCAGCCACTTCCAACCATCGTCATCCAGTCTGGCAAGAGCCACAGCAAGACGGTGTTTAAAAGAGCCACTGCCGGAAAGCTGGATGTCTGCGAGCATTTCAGAAATTTCTTCGTCTTCGGTCTTTTCAATGAACATCTCACCGCTTCCGGAACGAAGCCATTCTTCATTTACGTCAAATTCACGGCAAATCAATGAAATAACAGAATCTGCAGGTTCATTTCTACCAATTTCATAATTGGCAATTCCACCACGCTTCACGCCGAGTTTATCTGCAAACTCCTGTTGAGTTAAGCCAAGAGCTTTGCGCAAGGATTTAATTCGTTCTCTCAATGTTTTGTCCCCCTTTCGTGTACTAATTATACAAACATAATTGCGCCACGTCAATAAAAAAATGCAACATAGTCACAAAAATGCTTGACAATTGCAAAAATAACACATATAATAGCAACATAATCACATGACGAAAGGAGAAAAGATGAAAGGATTCTTTAAGGAAAATAAAGCAGAAGTAATACTGGCAGTAATTGGAATGGCAGCAGGCATTGCATCATTAATAATGACACTGCTGCAGTAATTTTCAAAGAAAGGAGATGACAGACATGATGAAAGAGAAAAAAGAGGTTGTGAAAAAACTTATTGAAGCACTTCCAAAAATGTCAACTTATGAACTGGGGTATCTTCTCGGAAGAGTAGAAGAAAAGGAAGACGCAGCAGAAAAGAAAAAGGAAGAGCTTCCAGTAGCGTAAGAAAGGAGAAAAGATGATAGCAGTAATTATTGCATGGGTAATCGGAATAGGATGTATTTTTCTGATGAAAAAAATACAACCAGGAGGATGGATTGCTTACGCAATATATGTCCTGGTTGTATTAATCCTACTTACAGCGCTTGTAGCACTTTATGTATCTCAACACTGAGAAAATCGACGTAGGGAATGAGCTTGCCCATATCATGTTTGCGCACGATAGGATTGAGCTCGGAGAGTTTTTTCTGAAGGTCAGGGGGAAGATACATATAGGCTAGAGGATAGTATTCGGAGTACAGATCAAGAGATTCCCTTGTTACATTTTGAGAAATCTGGCTTAACCCCTTTAGGAAGTTCTCAAAGATTTCACGCTTGTAAAGAATCGTGCGGTTGTATTCTTCCTGCCGCAGCTCAAGTCTTTTGAGCTGGAGCTGATGATGATTATTAAGAAGAGTTGTAAGAACGGGAGAAATGATTGCAGCAATTGCAACGATTACGGTGATAGAGATTGTTAAGTCGATTTTTGGCATAGTATCAAATCCTTTCAGATGTATTTCAGCGTAAATAAGCTGATACCTCAATTATAGGATTGTGAAGACAAAATAACAAGCAGAAAGGAGCCGGGATGGACGAGATAAAACTGAATACCATAGCGAGAGCTACCCTGGAAGAGCTGCAGAGCTATTTCGCCGACCCGGAGCATGAAAAGGCTTTTCAGAAATGGAAAGAAGAGAGGGGGAGGCTGAGTGGAAAGCCGGTACATAGAAATTCAGAAAAGTGAACTGACAAAGGCATATCAGAGAGCATATAGCCTGGAGTGCCGGGAAGGCTGGGAAGCTGAGAACCGGAACATTGAATATATCGGTTCCACGGAAAAGGAAAACGGAAGAATCACGGATTATTATAAGGATTCCGCCGGAGATTACTGGTACAGCACCAGACACCGGAGAGAGAACGGCAAGATTGTATCGGCAGAGACGTTCATATTTGGCGAGGGCTTCCAGAAGCGAGAAAGAGAAAGGAGAAGAAAAAGATATGTTTTTCAAAAAATGGAAAGAGAAGAAGAAAAAGGACAAGGAGATTACGGACAGATGCAATGAACTGATAAGCCAGTATCGGAGGGAATGCATCTGGTACATGATTAAATCTGAGATGTCGGAAGAAGAGATCCAGAAGCAGGATGTTAGCGATGACCACCTGATGGAGTCGGCATTGAGAGAAGCAATAAAAGCCACAAGGGAAATGAGTGAGGAGATAAGGAGAAAGAAAAGATGCGCTACAGAATCAGAGTAATCACATTAATGGCAATAGCGGTGGCAGTGTTTCTTTTCGTCATGTGGATGACATCACCGCAGAAAGTGTCCGGAGAAGTTAATAGCTTTACTGCAAAGACCATGGATGCAGTTGGAAATATGGAAGTTGCACCGGTACAACCGCAGGAGCCGGAGAATCCGCTCGGAGAACCGTTCCTCATCCGGTGTACATGCTACACCTGGACTGGCAACCAGTGCCGGAATGGTAGCTGGCCGGTAGAGGGATTGTCCGTAGCCGGTAAGGAAGAATGGCTGGGAAAGGCAATCATCATGTATTCAGTCACAGAAGATGGCGGAATTGGTGACTTTATCGGATACTTCGACTTCACAGATACCGGGGATGGGATTGACCTGGACGGAGACGGACAGGGAGAGACAATCCGGAACGGGACAAGCATTGATGTATACAGAGATACACTGGAGGGCTGTTACAGATGGATAGAACAGTACGGAGACTATGTTTATATTCAGGTGGTAGATGCTGCCGGATAGACAAAAAAAGAGAACGTGTGGCGCACGTCCTCAGGTGGGTTGTAAGTAATTTGGCGAATTGCAAACATCCCTCATAGACAATATACCATAAAAGCCGGAAAAAAGCAAGAAAACAGGGGCTTTTAACCTGTTTTCGCCACTCGATTAAGTATATTAAAGTTAAGGACATCACTATGGCATATTGTGTAGACATTTACAGCTTCCCTCACTCCATCGAGTATGAGTTTAAATGGGCGGGGGATTATGGAGCCAAGGGAGAGAAGAGGGCACCGAGAGAGAGACCTTCCCCCTGGCAGATAGAATTGCAGAATCAGATTAATAAGAAAAACAGAATACGAAGGACCATAAAGGCAAACTTTGTGGAAAACGACTTCTGGCTCACCATGACGTACCGGAAAGGAGAGCGGAAGGATATGCAGGGAGTGAAAGAGGATTTAAATATCTTCTCCAGGAAACTGCAGAGGAGATATAAGAGGCATGAAGCAGAGATGAAGTGGATGAGGACAATTGAGATAGGTTCGAGGGGCGGCATACATATCCATCTGATACTGAACCGTATCAGAGGAGCAGATGCAGACATCATGATAAAGGAGTGCTGGCCGCATGGAAGAGTATTCTTTTCAAACCTCTATGAAGAGGGCGGCTATGAACAGCTCGCCCAGTATATGGCGAAGGTGCCGGATGAGGAAGAGAGAAAGAAGAAAGGTCTCCCCCGGAAGCTGACCAAAGAGGAGTACAGCTATTCCACGAGCCGGAATTTAATCCGACCGAAACCGGAGAGAAAGAGATACAGGCGGTGGACAATGAGAAAACTGCTGCTATACGGTCCGAAGCCGACACCGGGATATTATATCGTCCCGGAGAGCATCCGGAGCGGCACAAACCGGTATACCGGGTATTCCTATATGCGATATACCGAGGAGAAACTGGATAGGAGAATTTGAAGATGGAAGCAAGGATTTATTTAAGAACTTCATACCATGGACTCCGGAAAGCGGAAGGGTGTTACTGTGGCATCCTGGAAGCAGATACCAGTGAAGGAGAGAAGACACTGGAAGAGACCGGGAAAGACACCGGCACAGCCAATCAGATAGCCTTGCTGGGGCTGATAAAAGCCATGGAGCATATGAGAAGAGCGTCTGACCTTGAGATATTCACGGACAGTAAATATCTGGAATCCGGTGTGAACCGGTTCTTAGACGATTGGATAGCGGCAGACTTCAGGAAGCAGAATGGAGAGCCGGTGAAACACAGTGTTTTATGGCAGCGGGCGGCAGAGCTGCTTGCACCACATAATATAAATATTTGCTATGCAGAGCACACAAAGTACTCTAATTGGCAGGACAGGAGAATGAGAGAGTATGAGCAAGAGAAGAAGAACAAAAGCGTGCACCTTCAATAAGGGCACAATTGCAAGAATCATCAGCAGAGACGGAGATACCTGTATATTCTGTGCCAGTGGCAGATGGCCGCTTGTAAAGAAGGACTTCGGGGCGCACATCCGGGATATCGCCCATGTGGTGAACAGGAGCCAGGGCGGACTTGGAGTGGAGCAGAACGGTGTCACCGCCTGCCGGAGTCACCACCAGTTGCTGGACAATGGCAACAAGGGATTAAGAACTGAAATGCTTGAATTTGCAGAATGTTACCTGAAAGAGCAGTACCCGGATTGGAACCGGGAAAAGCTGGTATACAGGAAAGGAGTATGAAGATGCTGAAAAAATTGGTGAAAGAAAACAAGGACAGGGCTGTAGAAAAAAATGGAGCCTGTAGATTTTGCGGTCAGATAAAGCTCGTAGAGGCACTGGAGGAATTCAACGAGGATGAATTGAACGAACTGGCCACAGAGCAGTGCAATTGTTATGAAGCACAGGATTATATATCAAGGTTGTACCGGAAAGAAAAGGCAGATTTCAGAATTGAAGAGCTTTTCGGATCAGGAAATAAACCGGAGCTTACAGATGCAAGGATGCAGATGCTTCATCAGGCAGCAGGCTATGTGGTAGATGGAATAGCAGAAAAGGTAACTGTTGAGGTTACTGGTGAACTCAAGATGATGGTCAGCGAGACTGCAAAAGGAAACATTAAAATAAACCGCAAAACAACCGTCCAGAGGGCGGCAGAAGTCTAGACCTCCAAGATTAACTTACATATACACGAAGGAACTTATAAATCTGTCACAGCCGGGGCATGGAAACCGCATAAACACAGAATGCGGAGCGTTTTTTGGAAGAGGTACAAAAGACCACACATATACACCATGCTCCGGAGAAAGGAGAAAGTGATGGCAAGACTGACAATTAAGGATGAACAAGGCAACTGGGCTTTGAAAGGTGTTAAATGGAATCAGCTCCATGTGGGCGAGATGATAACACAGCAGGTACAAGAGAAGATATATGGAGCATTGGCAAAACTGAAGGATTATGAAGATTCAGGGATGACTCCGGATGAGTGCTGTGTAGGAAGGAGCGCGAAGAACACAATGGAAGAAGTAAAAGAAGAGCTTAAGCCATGCCCGTTTTGTGGTGGAAAAGCAAGTTTGAATTACGAACGCATACCGGGCGAAGATAAAGGATTTTGGGCGCAAGTTATCTGCAATAGTTGTTACGGAAGAAGCGGTGGTACATGGGCGGGGTCTTATAGTGCCGCAGAGAGAAAAGAGGCTAAAGCATGGAACAGGAGAGTGAACGATGGGAAGATTGATTGATGCGGAATGTTCCTGAATACGGATTAATGTCGGGGTATGTAATAGCGGGATGGTAGAAAGGAGAATCGAGTGAAAAGCAAAGATCTATGCAAAATATGCACAGAGTATTCAGCTGATGCAAGATGTGAACATAAAAAGGATTGCGAATTGCAAAAAATCTTGAAAGAAAATAATAAATTAAGAGCGGAAAATCGCACACTTCGGAAGAAAAATGAGGAACTGGAAACGGAAAAGAGCTGGAGGGATTTTCCAGATATGATGGGAAAGTAGAAAGGAAAATGAAAAATGACATTTAAACGAAAAGCAGTACCATTTGACACGTTCGTAGGAGGTTGCAATTATTTTGATAGCAATTCAGACGTTAATAATGGATATGGCTGTATGCATCCAGAACAGGAGGAAAAGCAGAAAGGAAAAGGTTGTTGTTTTTGCTTTTCCTGTCCACTTGGGACTCCAGCAGATGAGGAAAGCTTCGAGGAACCAGATATTGACTGGAATGGAACTGAAAAAGAGGATGTTGGCGAAGATGATTATATTATCATCCCATCAAACTGAAATTTAAAGGAGGAAGTAAGTATTATGTTTGAAAAATTTGGCGAATTAAACTCAGCAGAAGAATTGAACAAAGCGGCAGCAGGCTTGAAGGAAGAGAGAGATGTAGCATCACTCATTGTGCTGGCAGAAGAAAACGGACTGGACAAGGAAGATGCAGAGGATTATGCAGCCGGTGAAATGGAAGAACTGGCAACACCATGTACCGCCGCACACGGAAGATTGAAAGTGGAATCAGAAGATTTAAAGATTGCCGGAGTGCTTATGGACTGGGTGGATGAAATACGTCAGGAGTGCCTTGAGAATGAAAAAGTATGCGCCGGAGTGATGAATCATTCACTTGCCGGATATATGGCCATTTTACTGGAAAAAGGATTTGAAGAAAAAGCAGTGGTTGATAATCGCATTGTGCAGCAGGCAAAGGAAGTGGCAAAAGTAGCAGGCGACAATGGAATTTCAATTGGATTCCCTAATTTGGCGGAGAGAAAAGAGACAATCAGAGCTTATTACGGAGGCAAAAAATGAGACTAGCGTACAAGGGATTTAATAAAGACCTCACCTGCACGATGGGAAATGGAACATTCCAGTACAAGCCGGGGGTCTGGTACAAAGAAGAAAAAGCACACTGTGCCAGGACAGGATTTCATGCGACAGATAATCCGCTTGATGTATTGGGCTACTACCGAGAAGGACGCTACTTCATCGTAGCTTTGAAAGGGAATGTGGACGAGGATGGTCATGATACCAGGATAGCTGCTCCGGAGATTCAGCTGGTAAAAGAGCTGTCAAGGATAGAACTGGCAAGAGAGGGTGTCATGTGGATAGCAAATCACCCGCACATAGAGATAGAAGGTGTTAAAAAGAATACAGGAACAGCAATGGATGATTATGTAATCGTCAGAGGAAAAAATCCAACTGCAAAAGGAAAAATGGGAAGCACCATTTTTCTCCTGAAAGAAAACAAAAGTGGCGAAATAGCAGAATGTGCAGAGTATTTAATCGACGGAGAAGAATACTTGCCAGACACTTTCTATGATGTGAGAGGGAGGATGAGACAGTGAATAAAAAGCAGTTGAGTAAGCTGAGAAGACTTCCGGCCACAAATTCAATGGTTGCACTGGCAAAAATGCCGGGCAGAAAAGAAAGAAGATATACATGTGGCTTGAACAAATACAGATACAGGTACATGGCAAGATGCCAGTATCTGAATGGCATACTGAAACTTTCTATCTGTAAAACAAAAGAGATAAGAAAGGGAGAGACGGAGCCAAAATGGGATGTGTATTTAAGCCCTAGGGATAAGACATACATCACAAGAGAAAGACAGAAAGATGGGACATATAAATGGCGGACGGCAAAATTAGACAATCTCGAATGGAAATGGGAAGAAGCCGGTGCGGATGAAAACTACTATATCAATCCTGAAGGAAAAGCTGCAATAAAAGCCATCCTTGAAACAAAAAACTCCGGTGTAGATGGAGTTATAGAATGGCAGAAGAAAGTCAGGACAGAAAAGATAGAACGTGAAGAGAAGAGAAAGACGGATAGATGGGATGCAGCCATGAAGGATGTTCCGGAGAACTATCCGGCAGGATTTGAAAAGTTCTGGAAAACGGAAGCATTCAGCGACCATTACATTTTTTACAAAGGAGCAGACGCAAAGACGGGTTACTGCACAGGATGCCTCCAGGAAGTTCCATTAAATAAAAGACCAAAGCATAACGAGTGGAATAAATGCCCTAAGTGTGGAAAGAAGATTATATATGAATCTAGGTCAAAAAAGAAAAATCCTATATGGTCATATGGGGCAGCAACCTTGCTTCAAAGGTATCGGGATGGGATTGTAAAAAGAATATTCAGTTGTACCAGGGTAGATACCGGAGCAAATATGGGACAGCCAAAATTAATCATAAGGGAAGTCCAGAGAGTATTGCTGACGGATGATGGCGTGGAGACATACTGCTGGGAAAACTACAGATTCAAAGGACAACGATGGAGAAAGCAGGATACAAGTTATTTTGAAGAAAGATATGCAAACCTTTATCGGAGAAATCTGTCAGCCCTTTTAAAAAATACAAGAACAACTTACAACATTGCAATTAAGCATGGATATAAAGGCGACCCTGTATTTTTTATGGAAATGGAAAAAAGGAATCCTCTGATTGAAAAAGTGTTCAAAGCAGGATTGTACCGGATTGGAAATGATTTAATAAAAAGGGATTACTTATACAGGGAGTTGGTTGATGAAGAAGAGCCGGAACTTATCAAAGCACTGTATATTGACAAGGCACGTTTGGCACGTCTGAAAAGGATGAATGGTGGAAGGTATGAACTGCTGTGGCTACAAGATGAAAAGAAAAACAACACCATATACAAGGATGAAGATGTACAGACACTTGCAAATGCGCTGGTAGACGGAGCGGATAGCAGAATCTTTCAATATGTCAGTGTGGCAAAAGCAGCCAATTATTTGAGAAAGCAGCAGGCTATCAGGGACAGAAATCTTGTGGATATTGCAAGAGATTGGGAAGATTATTTATCCATGCTGGAAAAAAGAAATGCAGATATGTCAAACGGTATGCTTTTACGCCCGAAAGACCTGACACTGGCACATAATGAACTTGTGATTCAAAATGACATGCTGAATAAAGGAAAAGAGATTGAAGAAAAGAAGAAAACTTTCAAAAATGCAGAAAAACTGATGAAGAGCGGAGCCCTTAAAAAATATGAATACCAGAATGAGAAATACTGCATTCTTTCCCCAACCGGAATTAAGGACATATACAACGAGGGAATGACCTTAAAACACTGCATACACACCTGTGATATCTACTTTCAGCGAATAGATATTCAGGAAACATACTTGCTGTTCCTCCGCAGAACAGAAAAGCCGGACACCTCATGGTATACCTTGGAAGTAGAACCTGGCGGAAATATCCGGCAAAAGAAATCAGTCCTCAATGAAGCATATTCAGATCTGGAAGATGCAATGCCATTTTTGAAAGAATGGCAGCAGTGGGTGAAGAAAAACCTTTCAAAAGAGGATGCAGCATTGGCAGAAAAAAGTGATAAGGCAAGAAAAAAAAATTATGGTCAGCTTCGAAGAGAGAAGAAATTGATATGGCACGGTAGATTGCAGGGAACCATGCTGGTAGATGCATTAGAGAATGATTTTATGGAGGTATGACATGGAAGAATTAAGGAATATTGAAAACTACGAACAGTTCAAGCAGGCTCTGGACACGGAGCTGGCAAATCAGGCAGCAGGCTTCGTAAGAACCGGCTACCTGCTGAAAAAGGCAAGAGACACAGATATCCTTGCATCATCCGGATACAGTACAGTAGCTGAATTTGCAAAGGCAGAATATGGTCTTTCCAAGGATATTGTATCACGGTACATAGCCATTAATGACAGATACAGTGAGGGCGGTTATTCTGACCGCCTCCAGGATAAGTACGAAGGGTACGGCGTGGCAAAGCTCCAGGATATGCTCACCCTTCCGATTGAGGTAGTAGATCTCATTTCACCGGAAATGACCAGAAAAGAAATTGCTGAAGTAAAGGCAGAGGTCAAGGCGGAGGAAGCCATATCACCAATAGAAGTAGCCCTTGAGGGAACGGATGTGCAGCAGGCGGATATGGAACTGTGCCAGAAAGCCATATACAAGTATGCAAAGGATAATCCGGAGAAGTTCAAAGCGCTGGTGAAGTGGACAAAGGATGGAGATTCAGAAGAACTTGAGAGCATCCTGGCACCATCCGGAATTGCAGTATTGGCTTCCCGGCCACAGGGAATCGGAAAGGTATTCACATCCTTCAAGGGAGAAGGACAGCCGGTGGACATCCTGGCAGTCAAAAACAATGAAAAGCACACCTTAAGCATGGATGATTATGCAGCAAAGGTCAGAGAGGTATTTGCTCCGATAGCAGATATGCCGGATGCTTATGAAAAAACCTTCGGAGTTGCACCGGTGCAACCGGAAAACGTTCCTGAAAAGCCAGAAAACGTTCCTAAAAAGCCGGAAAACGTACCAAAAGAACCGGAAAACGTTGAAAAAACAGAATGCGAGGTACTTTCCGGTGAAGTGGTAGACAATGAACCAGAAGAAGTACAGGAAGAAAAAGCTACAGAGGAAGCTCCGGTGGCAGCAGGCTTAGATAAAAACGTATTAAGAGGTTATGCAGCAGCAGTGAGCGCCAGCATTAAGAAGCTGGACCGCCTCTGGGAAAACCGGGAATTGGAGAAGTGCTTGGAAGAATTAACAAACATACGCTGGAGAATAGAGCAGATACAGAAGAATGGAGGGAATGCAGAATGAAACCAGTGGAAAAACATTGAACTATCAAACACAACCAAATGAACAGTTAGGAGTGAAAAAAATGAGTGAAGCACAAGAAAGAGCAGTTAAGGTAAAAGAAGAAATAGAAATGGTCTGCGTAAAATATGGAATCAACCTTACCATTTATGATGATGGGATTGGATTTGTAGACCATAAAGAAAACAAGATTGTAATGGTGTGGAGGCCGAGTTATCAATTATAAGCCATGGAGCAGCTGGTATGAATGCGGAGAGACGGAGGGATTTGCTTAATGAAAAGACGAAGATGCAAGCAGTGCGGAAAGCTGTTTATGCCGGTAGGTAAAGAAGTAATCTGCTCAGTGAAGTGCCGGCAGGAACGGATGAAGGAAAGAGCAGAAAGAAGAAAGGCGGCGTATAAGAAGCCGGAGCTTAAGGTGGGAAGCATTGCCTGGGTGAATGATAAAGCGAGAGAAGCAGGCATGACATACGGAGAGTATGTGGGAAGGAGTGGAATTTAATGGAGAGATTAACAACAAACAAAAAAGTATCAGAGATGGAAATGGTTGAATTGGCACATAATTGCTGTTACGAAGATGAGGAGCATAACGCAAGATATAGAGATTTTGAGATGGAAATGGACGCACGGGATTTTGCCATAAATCTCATGGTCACATTAACAAAGGATGAATTGCCAGTAGATAAAACAGAGTTTGACGAAGAGATTCTGGATAATTTAACGATAGACCCGTTTTCAGATGTCAGAGGATTGATTGCATTATTTTATCGAAACCTGTGGGCTATGGCTGATTTGCGAGAAAAGTTGAAATGTTATGAGGATGCCGAGGAGCAGGGCTTACTACTGCAGTTGCCGTGCAAGGTGGGAGACAACGTTTATATCATAAAACCTTATGGAATTGAGGAAGCAAGTATAACAGGAATTTCAGAAGCAGATGACATTGACTGTTTCTGCTTTGAAGTGTATATCGACCCAGATTACCATGAAATCATTGCACTTAAAGAATTTAATGATACTTGGTTTTTATCAAGAGAGGAAGCCGAAGCAAAGCTGAAAGAAGAAGATGCTCAACTGAAAAATTAAAATAAAATCGGACATTGAAAACTGAATATGGTAGTGGTATATTTTAAATAAAAAAGGAGAACGGCAGCATGAGCAATTTTGATAGAATAAAAAAATGTGAGAATGAATATCAGATGGCAGACCTGCTGGCTGGATATATATGCAATAATGTTCATAAGTTGCGGAATAAAGATGGGACATTTAATAGTCTCGAAATTTTGCAGTGGCTGCAAAGCAATAAAGATATATTCGGAGAGGAAAAAAACCACTAACCATATTTGGCTAGTGGTTTTTAGATTTTAGGAAATTTTACAAGATGGAAATAGCTGAAAGAAATGGAGGATAGAGAACAATGAGAGAATTCATGAGAAGAGTTCCAATAAAAGCCGGAAAGAGGGGAAAAGATGATGAAAAAGACCTAGTAAGAGACATATTGAGGAAGTGGCCAAAACTGATAGCATGGCTTGAAGAAAAAGAATACTTTACAGCGCCGGCTTCAAAGGATCATCACGGAGCGTATGAGGGTGGATTAATGAAGCATTCACTCCAGGTGGCATATGAACTTGAGAAAATAACCGTAAAGATGGGCTTAAGGTGGGAGAGACCGGAAAGCCCGGAGATAATAGGATTACTCCATGACGTATGCAAGCTGGATGATTATTACGCAGTATCGCTTGAAGAGCCCAGAAAAATTGGATATGAATACAAGAAAGAAAGGCTGTATCCAGGACATGGAGACAAAAGCCTTATCATGCTGATGGGCTTAATAGACCTCACAGAAGAAGAGAAAATGTGCATCAGATATCATATGGGAGCGTTCACAGATAAGTCAGAATGGGAGTTTTACAGTCGGGCGGTGCGAAGATACCCGAATGTTCTTTGGACGCAAACTGCAGATATGATTGCTTCTCAGGTAAAGGGTGTGTGAGCCGGAGCGCAGCAGGCTAGAGAGGAGGGCATGAATGGAGCGGAGAGTAGTCAAGCAGATAGTCAGAGAGACATTGAGGGAGCTCATAGACAGTGAAATGCTGGAAGAACCGTACAAGCTCATAGAAAGGATAGTTGAAAAGGAGCTGGAGGCATTTTTCAAGCAGGAGAATAAGAAGATGTATCCAGTCCTTCAGAAGATGAGTAATGACCCATATATCGATATCATATACGGCAGATACCGGGATGATATGAGCATGACAGAGATAGCAGAGCAACTGGAGATTGATAAAACGACTGCATACCGTCATAAGAAGAGGCTGATCGTGCAGATATATGATGAATTGAACAGGACACAGAGAAAGGGCAGGGTTTGAAACCTTGCTCTTTGTTAAAATAAACGGTTGACATTATGCACCTACAGATGTATCTTGATATTAAAGAAAAGTGTTTACCGGATTTACTGGAGAAAGGAGAAATCATGAGCCATTTAAAAGATGAGAGAGAAAGAAAAAAATTGACGCAGGCGAAACTTGCCGAGCTATCAGGTGTCAGCCTCCGGATGATATCATATTATGAGCGGGGCTATAAGGATATTAACAAGGCACAGGCGGATAGTCTGTACAAGCTGGCAAAAACGCTGAATTGCAGCATGGAAGACCTGATGGAGCCGGTGGAATAGAAAGGGTGGTTATTCTCATATCTATATACACCTATGGGTGTATAAAATATACAAAAAATCAGCATGATTTTTATGTATTATGCCAATAGACATTGTACACCTACAGGTGTATTATAATATCAACAAGAGGAAAACAAACACAGAAAGTTGAGGGCAAAGGATATGAGATATGATAAATCAGAAGTAATGAAAAGAGCATGGAGAACATACAAATCACAGGATTTTAATTACAAGAAAGGTCTTTGGAGCTTTGCAAAATGCTTAAGCAAAGCATGGGAAGCTGTTAAGGCAGAAGTCAAAAGAACAGTTGTTGCTCCAGTAAAGAAAGCAACTGAAAAAGAAATCAAAGCAATTGCAGACTGGTTCATTAAAAAGAAATTCGACCAGAATGAGAGATATGCAATTTCTTTAGCTGACATGACTGCAGTAAAAGAGACAGAAAAAGCATACTTCATCAAAGCGGTATCTGATTTTGGAACAATTTCATTCTGGTGTCCAAAGAGTTTATGTAAATAAGAGAAGGAGAAAGTTAAAATGTATAAGAACATTGCAGCAGGTGTGGTTGAAATTGAGTACAGAAGCGAGGCGGTCAAGGAGAGAAACAGATTTCTGAAAGACGGAAAGTATGATGTCCTGGAAGGAGGCATTTGTGCAGCAGGCGACATCATTGTATGCGGGCCGGATTATGAATCAGCAGCAGAGTATTTGAAGCCATTTTTAATCAAGTGTACAGACGTTGAAGATCATGTTGAGCAGCTTAAATTGACAGAAGAGCTGTATGATGTGCAGGTCTGGGATACCACAGATTTTAATTTAGGCACAGTATTAGGAGAGGAGTAGGAGATGGCATTTTTAGGAAAAAGCGGAAAAAGAATATCAATGGATTGCTCGGAATTACTGGAGGAATTAAGGGAAGACATTGCAGAGTTTGGACCATCAGAAAAAGTGATGGTGTGGTGCAAGAAGACTGATGGAGTTGAACTTTACACAAATTATGACTTTAAAGGGACAGAAAAACCAATTAAGATGTCAGAACTTAAGAAGGGAGAGTATTTCAGAACGATGACAATGGGGGAGCTGCTCCCATTACTTGAAAAAGAAAATGAATTATAGAGATTAGCCACCTGAAAGGGTGGCTTTCTTTTTTTTACTACAGTTGTGCAAATAATAGAAAAAAAGAAACAACTCTTATATGCTTTCTGCATATAGGAGTTGTTTTACGTTAAGGGGGTGGAGGCATGGCGAGAGGTCGTCCGGGAAAGAAAGACGAAATCTGCAAGCATAAGGCAGATATTGAAAAGTGGGCGGCGGAAGGTCTCACGATGGGACAGATAGCCAAGAAACTGGGAGTTTCAGAGTCCACTCTTTATAAATACAAAGCTGAATTGCCGGAGTTATCGGAGACCGTTAAAAAGGGCAGGCGGGAAGCTGTTGCAGAGCTTGAAAACATGGCTTTCAAAGCCGCAAAAGGCTACACAATCACAGTGATAAAGCATCAGAAAGTGAAAAGGATTGAGTATGAGGATGGAAAAAAGAAACTTGAGAAAGAAGAAATGGTTGAGTATGAAGAAGAAGTCTACTTTCCACCAAATCCGGCATTCAACCTGTTCCTTTTGAAAAACTGGGGCAAATACAGCAATGAGCCAGAGACGGTGAAGCTCCGGAAGAAAGAAGTGGAGCTTCGAAAAAAACAGATAGAGGAAGGAAGTTGGTCTTAATGATTTTTGATTTTGGAAAATTATGGCAGAAAAGTTATGTAGGAATGATAATTCATTCCACAACGTTGGAGTCTGAAGAAGCTGTGAAAGCAATGTACGGTGGAAAAAAATGGGAAAAGGTAGGCGGTCAATTCCTTATTGGAGATGATTATAAAAAGACAACGCAGGGGTCAAGTACAATAATTGGCGGAAAGTACCTTGCCGGAGCAACAGGCGGCTCAGAAACAGTGTCTTTAAACATAAAGCAAATTCCGAGCCATACGCATTCTATTGGTGTGATGACATCACAAAAAGAAGCACCAAATATGGGTTTGAGCGAGGCGGGATTGAAAACTGGAGGAGGTTTTGCAAACAGACTAATGGTTAGTGGTGGAAATTATAATGTCAGTAGCACAGGAAGCAGTCAGGAGCATAACAATATGCCACCATATAAGGTTGTTTACATTTGGGAAAGGACGGCGTAAAGGAGAGAAAAAATGGGATTAAAAAAAGAAATAACACTGGAAACAGGAGCGACAGCGTCATATCACAGGATACGCTCCATTGAAAAAGGGATTAACAAGCTGACCGTAATCGTGGACAGCTATTCAAAAGAAGAATACAGAGACCTTGAAAAAGAAATCCCAGAGATGGTTGCTGGAATCGGAGAAAAAAGAAACCGGTTAGCAGCATTAGAAGAAAAAGAAGAAAAAACGAAAGAGGAAGAGGCAGAACTTCAGAATATAGAGGATTTCCTAAAAAAATATGAAAGCTGTGTTGAAAAAAATGGAGACCTGTCACTTGACAGGGAGACAGTAGACATACCATATCTGAAGACTGGAGATATATCTTTCCAGGCAGTATATGACATTTTGAAACAGGATGGAAAATACAAAGATGCGGAGGATTGCTGATGATATGGCAGTATGTACAGCTCCACTGGGTGGAGTGGCTTTTTACAATAATAACTGCAATCCTCGGATTCCTCTATAGAGACATCAGAAAGCGGATGAAGAAAGAACAGCAGAAAAACAATGCAATCGCTGACGGAGTTCAAAGCCTGCTCAGAGAGAGCATTGTCCAGAATTATAACAAATACCAGGACAAAGAGTATTGTCCAATTTATGCAAAAGAGAGCATAAAGAGGGCATACAAGGCTTATCACAACCTGGGCGGTAATGATGTTGCAACAAAATTATATAACACACTTCTGGAAATGCCGGAAGAGAAGGGAGAAGAACATGGGAAAGATATTAAAGAATAGTGTGCTTAAACCGAATGTGAACACAAAAAAGTGGTGGAAAGCGGCAGGAATTAGAGCAGTAAAAACGATAGCACAGGCTGCAATTGCAGGAATCGGAACGGCGGCAGCAATGGGACAGGTTGACTGGAAGTATGTGATATCTGCGTCAGCGCTGGCTGGAATCATTTCACTGCTCACATCAGTCGCCGGAATACCGGAAGTTAAGGAGGAATAGAGAATGATTTTAAATATACACGCAGGACATAATCCTGATGGAAAGGTTGCTTGTGGCTCAGTTGGAATTTTGAAAGAATCAACAGAAGCAAGAAAGGTAAAGGACTTGGTGATAAGCCAGCTTCAGAGGGTGGGACATACTGTTTATGACTGCACGGTAGACAATGGCTCAAACCAGTCTGATGTACTCGCAAAAATTGTCAGTGAATGCAATTCACATTCTGTTGACCTTGACGTATCCATTCATTTGAATTCTGGAAGAAATGATTACGAAGGTGATGGCTCAATCGGTGGAACAGAAGTGTGGTGCTATAACGAAAAAACAAGGTCAATTGCAGAAAGAATATGTGAACAGATTGCAAGTCTCGGATTTAGAAATCGTGGGGTGAAATATTCCACAAAACTTTATGTCTTAAGAAAAACAAAGGCTCCTGCAATACTGATTGAATGCGCTTTTGTAGATGATGCAGACGATGCAAAGCTGTGGAATGCAGAAAAAATTGCTACAGCAATTGTACAGGGAATTATAGGGCAGGCTGAAAAGCAGACAGAGAAAAAGCCGGAAGTTGCACCGGTGCAACCAGAACTTTATTGCGTAGGAAATGCATATACGCTTCAGAATGAGATGAAAGTCCGCACAGGTCCTGGAACTCAGTACAGAGCAAAGAGACCGAAGGAACTGACGACCGATGGACGCAAACATGACAAGGATGGTGATGGAGCGCTGGACGCAGGCACACGGGTTACCTGTAAAGAACTTTCCAAAGATGGAGAAGATATCTGGATGAGAACACCATCCGGATGGATTGCTGCATACTACAAGGGCAAGGCATACGTTCGATGAGCAGAAGTGAATTCTACCGTTCAAGGAGCTGGAGAGAGTTTGTTGAGCTTTTAAAAATTGAGAGGACAGATGAAAACGGATTCATAATATGTGCGCATTGTGGAAAGCCAATTGTGAAAAAGTACGATTGCATAGGACACCACAAGGAAGAGCTGACAGAAGAGAATTACGAGAATCCGGAGATATCCTTGAACCCAGACAATGTAGTCCTAGTACATCAGAGATGCCATAACCTAATACATGACAAGCTGGGCTATATAGAGAAAAAGGTCTACATTGTGTACGGCTCACCACTAAGCGGGAAGAGTAGCTATGTTAAGAGTTTACAGAATGAGGGAGACCTTATTGTGGACATTGATAACATCTGGCAGGCTCTATCCGGTTGTGAAAGATACATAAAGCCATTGCGCCTGAGAGCCAACGTCTTTCAGGTTAGAGATGCCTTGATTGAGCAAGTGAAACACAGGACAGGAAAGTGGAGTAATGCGTATATCATTGGTGGCTATCCATTCGAAGCCGAGCGGAATCGCTTGGCGGACATGCTTGGAGCGAGGCTGATTCATATAGACACTTCGAAAGAGGAATGCTTGGAACGGCTTGAATACTCTGAAGATGGAAGAGACAAAAAGGAATGGAGTAAATACATTGAGGACTGGTGGTTGCAGTTCGAGGGAGGCTTCTGACCTCCCCCCCACCCTTTGGAAAAATCAAAGGCGTGGAAGACTGTTGAGAAGGTGTCAATTTTCGCAGAATTGAAAATTTGACGAGATTTTTGGAAAAGAAATTACGGAGGAAAGAAAAATGAAAGTAAAGACATTAATTCGATTCAAAGACCTTGAAAAAGATACGATCAGAGAGGTAGGAGAAGTATTCGAAGTCACAAAGAAAAGAGCAACAGAACTGAGTACAGAAAAGAATAAGGCAGGAATCAAGCTGGTTGAAATTCTGGAAGAGAAGAAGGAAGAACCGGAAGAAAAACCGGCAGAGGATGAGTAGGAAAGAAGACCTGCTTGAGCTGCTCCCGGCAGAGACGATTGTTCTTACAGAGGAAGTTGTAAATAAAATCCTATTTTTAGAAAAAAAGATGGATGAATTAAAAGAGCTTCCATTTATTCAGGTAGACCAAAAGAATAATATGCGCCAGAGGAGTACCCCTGCCGCCAAACTGTATAAGGAACTGCTCCAGCAATACACAAATTGTGTAAAGATACTGGAAGCAGTCATTTACAGAAATAGAAAGCTGGAAGGCCCTGAAGAAGAAGCCTCCCCGCTGGAAGAGTGGTTGATGAATCATGCTGATAGCAGAAAAAAAGATTTGGACACCGGATAATTCATTTCTGCTGGAGTATGCAGCGAGGATTGAAACTGGTGAGATTATCGTCGGAAGGGAGCTATGGCAGGAGCTTCAAAATTTAAAAGAGGACATGTTATCAGATGCATTCCTGTATGACACGCAGGATGCATTAATCCGGATGGATTTCATGGAGCATTGCATCCGGTTGACCAAGAGCCCTTTCTACAACAAGCCAATGGTATTAATGCTATGGCAGAAGGCTTTTATTGAAGCGGTTTACAGCTTCAAAATGAGTGATACTACATGGCGGAGATTCAAAAGAGTGTTGCTTCTGATTGCGAGAAAAAATACCAAGAGTGAAACCTGTAGTGCGTTAGGTACCACGGAGCTTGCCATAGGCAAAGCAGGAATGGATATTGTCTGTGCATCAAATGACGATTCGCAGGCAAGCATCATTTATGACACCATCGATACCATGCGACTGCTGATAGATCCGAAGGAAAAGTACACATCGAGAAATCAACGGTTTCTTAGAAATAAGGTGACAAACACCAAGATTTTTAAAATGTCTGAAAGGACAAGGAATAAGGAAGGCCGGAACATTGATGTAGGATTCCTGGATGAATCGCATGAAATGAAAGAGAATGTCATCGCAAAGCCGATTGAACAGAGTATGTCGTTGAAGGATGAGCCGCTTTTTGTGAATTTAACAACAGAAGGATTTACAGCAGACGGATATCTTGATGGTGAGCTTGTCAGAGCGAGAAAGATAATCAGTGGAGAAGATGATGGTGTATCAGCCATAAGAACATTACCATGGCTCTACACGCAGGACAGCGAGGAAGAGGTCTGGCAGAATCGCAAGAGCTGGGTGAAAAGTAATCCTTCACTTGGAATCGTAAAAAAATGGGACTATCTGGATGAGCAGATAGACCAAGCGAGACAGTCGAAGGCAGATAGAATCTTTGTGATGTGCAAAGATTTTAACATAAAGCAGAATTCAGCGGTAAGCTGGCTGAATCTTCAAGATTATGACTACCCGGCAAAGTTCGATATAGAAGACTTCCGGGGAGCTTATGCACTCGGTGCAGTTGACCTTGCAGAGACAACAGACCTTGCTAGTGCCAAGATTCTCATGATGCGGCCGGGCGATAAAATAAAATACATTTATTCACAGTACTTCATACCGGAAAGTAAGTTGGAGGAATCGGATGATTCAACTGTTGGAGCAAAATACAAGGAATGGGCGGAAAGCGGATTGCTGACCATCTCAGAGGGAAGTGATATTGACCTCAGCATTGTAGCAGACTGGTTCCGGATGCTCTATGAAGAAAAGGGCATTAAAGTGTGGCGGGTTGGCTATGATCAGAAGTTTGCAAAAGACTGGATTACGAGGATGGATGAGCATGGCTGGACAAGGGAAAATGGAGATTTAATCATGATTCTCCAGAATGCTCAGACATTAAGCAATGCCATGAAGCTGCTGGAAGCCGATTTTAAGCATCGTCTTGTAAATTATGATGAAAATAAAATGGATAAGTGGTGCCTTAAGAATGCAGGCATTCAGTTAGACAATCTGGGAAGATGCCTGTGTGTGAAGAAGGACAAGAGAAAAAGAATCGATGGAGCAGTGTGTGACATCATTTTATATGAGACATACCGGCAGAACAGAACAGAGTTCAAGAAGCTGGTGGAAGGAGAGTAAGAAGTGGGTTGGTTTGGCAATTTACTTGACAAGATTTCGATAAAAAGAATAACCGGAAGGTACATGGACATAAACGGTGGGACACCGATTTTTTCACAGTTTGGTCAGGACATTTACGCAAGTGATGTTGTGCAGCAGGCTGTATCCTGCATCGCACAGGAAATGAAGAAACTGCGCCCAGCTCATATCAGAGATGATGGAACTGGTGTATATGCTGTTAAAAAAGGCGATATCGCAAAGATATTGAATAAACCAAATCAGTTCCAGACGACGGCAGACTTTCTGGAAAGTATAACAACACTGCTTTTTTTAAATTATAACGTGTTTATCATCCCGACCTATTATGAATGGTACGACGACAATAGTCAGTACCATAAGGTTTACGATGGTCTATATCCGATTGTACCTACGCAGGTAGATTTTATCGAGGATGCAGCAGGGCAAATGTACACGAAGTTTACTTTTGAAAATGGAAAAAGTTACCTGATTAACTATAGGGATGTGATTCACTGGAAATTCCGGAATTCGTCAAACCTGCTGATGGGCGGTGATAAGTCTGGAAGACCAAACCACAATGCACTCCTTCAGACGCTTGCATTGAATCATGAGCTTCTTCAGGGCGTTTCAAAAGCAATGAAGGCTACATATGCAGTTAATGCTGTGGTTAAAATTCCGACAGTAATGGGAAAAGAAAAGTCGGAAAATGCCATAAAGGAATTGAATGAAAAGCTGAAAAACTCAGAAAGTGGACTAGCAGCAATTGACATGAAAGCGGAGTACATCCCGATTAAAAAAGAGGTCAAGCTGGTCGATAAAGACACACTTGAATTCATTGACCAGAAGATATTGAGGACATTTGGGGTGCCGCTTCCAATTCTAATCGGGGATTATACAAAGGCACAATATGAGGCTTTCTATCAGAAGACTATTGAGCCGCTTATCATTTCACTCAGCCAGGTCCTTACGGACAAGCTGTTAAGTGATGGAGAGCGGTCACATGGAAATCTGATAAAGCTCTATCCGAAGGAGCTCATTTTCATGAGCATGTCAGAGACGCTTGAGATGATACGGCTTGTAGGAGACTCAGGTGGATTGTATGAAAATGAGAAAAGAACAGCTCTGGGCTTGATGCCATTAGAAGAATTAAATGGAGTCAGAATGCAGAGTTTGAACTACGCAAACGTAGAGATAGCTGATAAATACCAGCTTGGAAAAGTAGATGGAAAGAAGGAGGCATAAGAGCATGGGTGCAATTTTAAGAACGAGAGCCTTTGATTGTGAAGTCAGGGCGGAGAGCAATGAGAAACACGGCAACTATATCACCGGCCGGGCAATTGTATTTAATACAGTAACCAACCTGGGCTCCTTTGATGAAGTGATAGAGTCTGGTGCACTGGACGAGGCAGACCTGAGAGATGTCAGGATGCTGATTAATCATGATACAAAGATGGTGCCGGTTGCAAGGAGCAGGAACAATAATGCAAATTCAACACTGCAGCTTACAGTAAATGACCAAGGTATGGATATCCGGGCAGACCTTGATACTGAAAATAATCCGGATGCAAAAAAACTCTATTCAGGAGTAAGCCGTGGCGATATCTCAGGGATGTCGTTCATGTTCTACATAAAAGAACAGAAATGGGAGCGGATGGATACAGATCATCCGCTGAGACGAATCTTAAAAATCGAAAGAGTATTAGAAGTCTCAGCAGTTACATTTCCAGCTTACGAGGCTACAGAGCTTTCAGCGAGGGAAGAAAACAGACAGGCGCTGGAGAGCGCAAAGGAAGCACTGGATAGTGCAAGACGCTCACTGGATAGTGAGAAAGCGGAAGTAGAAAGAGCCAGAGCAAAAGCACTTTATAATTTTTAAGGAGGAAACAAAATGAAGTTATTAGAACTCTTGAAGAAAAGAGAGCAGGAATTAAGAGAAAAGATCAAGGCATCAAATGATGCAGCAGAAATCCGCTCCATGGGCGATGAACTGAATGCCACCATGGAAGAAATCAGAGCATTGGAAGAGAAATTGAAGGACCAGCAGCAGAGAGATCAGCAGGGAGAGACTGATCCGCAGCAGAGAACGGCAACACCGGATATCCCAGACAATGTACAGTTAAGAAATGGATTTGTGGCATCCTTTAATCAGACACCGACGAAGAGAAATGAAGACCCTACAGACACAATTGAATACCGCACAGCATTTATGAATTATGTGTGTAGAAACGTGCCAATTCCGGCTGAGCTGCGTAAAAATCAGGTGACAACCACAACGGATGCATCTGCTGTTATTCCAAAGACAATTTTAAATGAAATCGTGAAGAAATTGTCTACATTTGGAAACATTTACGCAAAAGTAAGAAAGCTCAATGTTAAAGGCGGAGTTTCAATCCCAGTCTTGACATTAAAGCCGGAAGCAAAGTGGATCGATGAAACAACACCAAGTGATACGCAGAAAATCAAAGCTGATGAAAAGATAACTTTCTCATACTTTGGGGTAGAGTGCAAAATTGCTCAGTCATTGCTTGAAAACATCACCACGCTGGACATCTTCCAGGAACAGTTTGTTGAACTGGCTACAGAGGCAATTGTAAAAGCGATTGAAATTGCCATTTTCAACGGAAACGGAACAACACAGCCGACAGGTATCTTGAAAGATACCAGAGTACCTTCCACAAACGTAATCACCATGACACCGGAAGAGTTCGCATCCTGGGATGGATGGCATAAAAAGGTAAAGGCAAAGATGAAAAAAGCCTACAGAGATGGTGAATTTATCATGGCACAGGGCACCTTTGACGGTCACATCGATGGAATGACCGATAAAAACGGTCAGCCAATCGGAAGAATTAACTACGGCTTGAACGGAGAGGAAAACTACCGATTCATGGGAAAAACTGTTGAGACCGTGGAAGACGAATGCATTGCATCCTGGGATGATGCAAGTGTAGGAGATGTAGTTGCGGTATTTGTAAAATTGTCAGACTACGGCATTAATACGAATATGGAGATGACCACCGTTAAGTGGGTGGATCATGACACGAATGAAATCAAGAATAAATGCATCATGATTCTTGATGGAAAGCTCATCGATCCGAACGGAGTCCTCATCATTAAAAAAGGTGAATCCACAGTAAGTGCGTAAGGAGCAATGACATATGGATGATGTCTTAAAAAAAGTCAAGGATATGCTCGGAATCACGGGCAATTATCAGGACAACACCTTGCGGTGCTACATTGAAGAGGTGCAGGAGTACATGAAGGATGCCGGTATCTCAGAAGAAGTGGTGAACGATAAAGCATCCTTCGGAGTAATCGCAAGAGGTGTATGTGACCTTTGGACATACGGACCGGGCAACCTGTCAAACTACTTCATGCAGCGGGTTATTCAGCTTTGTTATAAGGGGGAAAAGTAAATGTATCACCAGACAGAGCCATTTAATCATCGCTTAATATTGTGCACACCGACCACCAGAAAGGTGGTTGGTGTGGTGCAGAAAGAATTTAAGGAAGCAGGAGAAATCTTCTGCAACTTTAGAACGTTTGGCGGAACAGAGACCACAGTGAACGGAGTGTTTACGTTGATTGACACTGCAGATGTGACAACCTGGTACAGACCGGATATCACAGCAGGGTGTCAATTTAAGGATGGAACAGATGTCTATGAGGTGCTTGGGACACCGGAGGATATTGAAAAGCGGCATCAGTACATGAAGTTTAAAATAAGGAGGATTGCAGGCGGTGCGTAACAAGGTAGGGCTTCAGTTCGAAGGATGGCAGGAGATGCTTGCCAATCTGGACAAGCTGGGCGGCTCAGATGCCATGAAGAAGGGCGTGGAAGCCGGGCTTACTGCTTCAAAAAAGGCAGTAAATGAGAAACTTGAAAAAGCTATTGAAAAGAGCAATTTGCCGGCACACGGTCGCTTCTCAACCGGAGAAACCAAGAAGTCCATTGATAAAGAGATGAAGGTTGACTGGGAAGGTGGAACTGGGAGCATTAAGGTAGGCTTCGACTTCTCGAAATCCGGACTGGTCAGCATTTTCTTGATGTATGGCACACCGAGCATGAAGCCGGTTAAGGGCTTGAAAGCTGCCGTTTATGGCACAAAGACACAGAAAGAGATAGGAGAGATTCAGGAAGCTGAAATCTCAAAGGTTATTAAAAAAATCATGGAGGGTTAGCATGGAGAAAAAGCTGGTTGAAATCATGGAGCAGACAGGATATCCGGTTTATTTGCAAGGAAGTTTACTGAAGGAAGAACCGTATCCGGAGAGCTTCTTCACATACTGGAATGACACATCAGATGGAGACAGCTTTTATGATGATGACGAGAGAAGCATTGTCTGGGAGTTCAGCGTGAACTTTTACTCCACGAATCCTTTACTGATTCAGACACAGCTTGACGCTGTGAAAGACCTCTTGAAGAAAGAGGGATTTGTGGTGAGCGGAAAAGGACATTCGCTCGCCAGTGACAAGAAGACACATACAGGAAGAGGCATTGATGTCTCTTATAAGGAGGTTTAAAAAATGAAATACACAGAATACCGTGGAGTCAAGAGCCTGGTTGCAGCAGAAGTGACCAAGGATGAAGCTGGAGAGCTGACATTTGGCACACCATTTCAGGTTGCAGGTGTAGCAGAATTGAGCAAAGATACTGAGACAGGCTCAGACACACATTTCTATGATAACATCCCGGCAATCGTAATCGATTCGACCGGAGCAGACACCGTAAAAATTAATGCATCCGCACTGGATTTGGATGTCTTAGCAAAATTAACCGGTCAGTACTATGACGAGACAACCGGAATGCTGGTGGAAGGAGAAAGAGAAAGTAAATACTATGCAATTGGTTATGTCACTGAAAAGACAGACGGCTCGGTGATTTTTGTATGGAGATTAAAAGGAAAATTTGCAGTTCCGTCCAGCACTCACAAAACGAAGGACAGTGGTACAGATGCAAGCGGTCAGGAGTTGACATATACCGGAATCAACACCACTCACGTCTTCGAAAAGACTGGAAAGACTGCAAAAGCAGTTGTCGTAAAGGCAGAAACCGTAAAACAGACAGAAGCGAAGTTCTTCGAAACAGTTCAGACACCGGACAGCGTTACGGTTGCAGCGTAAAAACAGACGGGGACACCGAAAAGGTGTCCCTGTTTTTGAAAGGAGAAAAACATGGAATTCAAATTAACAATATATAAAGATGAATCACTCCAGGAAGTGAAGCGGATTGCAGAAGCAGATAGCTTGAAAATCCCATACCGCACTTCCCTTAATTTAATAAATATGCTCGCTTCAATTGACGGAGAAGAGGGAGAGGATGTGCTGGGTGCCATTAGAAGAACACCGGAATGCCTGAATAAGATTCTTAAAGCTACATTTGGTCTGACTGAGACCGAACTGGATGGCATTAATGCAGCAGAGCTTATTGATGTTGTAAAAGGATTAATGGCATGGTGCATTGCTCAACTTAGGGGGATGCATAAGCCAAAAAAACAGTAAGCGGTGGTGTGAAGCTCACATTACCGCAGGCATTCGCAGAGCTGAATCTGTCATTGTGCGGTCAGTATAAAGGGATGAATCCGATTGAATTACTGGACTATCCGGCAGAGGACGTTTTTCAGCTTATTAACGACATGATAGACCATAATGACCGGGCAGAAGAAGAAAAGGCGGTAGAAAAAGAAATCCGTGTTCCTGCCGGTGATAACTGGTTTTAGGAGGAAAAAATGGCAAGAAAACAGAATGAGACTACGACAAAATTCAAGGTTGATATATCTGAATTAAAGGCAGCCATGCAGGAAGCCAAGCGGCAGATCACGCTTGTAAATTCTGAATTCAAAGCAATCAGCTCCGGAATGGATGACTGGAAAAGCAGTACAGATGGCGTCAGTGCAAAAATCCGGTCTCTGAATAAGGTTTTAGAACAGCAGGAGAATATCCTGAAGGCAGAGCAGGAGCAGTTGATACTTACAGAGCAGGAGTATGGTTCGAATTCTGCAGCGGCTGAGAATTTAAGAATTAAAATAAATAATCAGCAGGCAACCGTGAACCGTAGCAAGAAAGAAATTGCCGATTATGAAAATCAGCTTGAGACACTTCGAACAGCAGAAGAAAATGCCGGAGATAGTGCGCAGGCAGCAGGTAAAGGGTTACAGGATAGCGGAAAAGAAGCAAAGTCAGCGGGTGAAAAGGCAGAGGGAAGTGCAGAAGGCTTCACGGTGCTGAAAGGAACTCTGTCGGAGCTGGCAGCAGATGTCATTAGAAACTTAATTGAAGAATTTAAAGAACTGATGACAGAAACGGAAAGCGCATACAATAAGTTCCAGGCACAGACTGGAGCAAGTACAGAAGAAATGAAGGCATTCAAGGCTGAAATGGATGACCTGTATAATAATGCATATGGAGAAAGCCTGGAAGATATAGGAAACAAAATGGCCTATGTCAAACAGACAACGGGGGAAGTAGATCCAAGCAAAATTAGAGAATTAACAGAAAATGCCATAGCATTGGAAGATACTTTTGGCTCTGATTTCAACGAGACAATCCGAGGAGTTAGCAATTTAATGAAACACTTTGGCCTTGATGCACAGACAGCCTTCGATTTGTTCGCAAAAGGAAGTCAGAATGGGCTTGACTACACAAGTGAGCTTGGAGATAACGTTGCAGAGTACGGCGGAAATTTTGAGCAGGCAGGATATTCCGCCCAGGAGTATTTTCAGCTGCTGGAAAATGGAACAAAGGGTGGAGCTTATAACCTCGATAAAGTGAATGATTCTATTAATGAGATAAAGAACAGACTTGGTGACGGAACAATCGGAGATAACCTTGACTTATTCAGCAATAAGACAAAATATGCATTCAAGAGTTGGTCAGAAGGAAAGGGCACCATGAAGGATGTCATAAATTCTATCGTGGGTGACATCACAAAGTGCACCGACGAGCAGGAAGCATTAAACATGGCAGCTACAGCATTTGGAACAATGGGTGAGGATGCAAACCTTGAAGTGGTGAAGTCTCTGACTACGCTTGGAACGTCATACAATGACGTGAAAGGCACCATGGAAGACCTGAAGGAAATCCGATATGACGACGTGGGAACCAGGTTCAAGGAATTGGGAAGAACTTTAAAAACAGAAATGCTCATTCCGATGGCGGAGAAAGCAATCCCATATTTTGAAAAATTTGGAGATTATGCCATTAAAAATACAGATGATGTGATACGGATTCTGAAAATCCTTGGAATTACTCTTGGCACGGTGTTTGTCATAAATAAAGTGGCCACGTTTGCGAATAGCGTAAAAAGTCTTGCAACAACATTCGGATTATTAAAAGTAGCCACAGATGCTGAGACAACATCACAGCTTGCTCTAAATACTGCTTTCCTTGCGTCACCAACAACATGGCTAGTGGCTGGAATCGCAGCAGTAGCAGGTGGCTTGGCTTATCTGGCAGTGAAAGAAAAGGAAGCGATAGAAGCGGAATATGGACTGACGGAAGCGCAGCAGGCAAACATTGACGCAATCAATGAACGCTACGAGGCTTATAAGCGGATAGAAGATGCCAGAAATGAGAGCGTATCCGGAATTGTGTCAGAATACAACCACTTGGAAGAATTAAAGGATGAATTGAACGGTCTGATTGATGTAAATGGAAAGGTAAAAGAAGGGTATGAGGACCGAGCAAACTTTATCATAAATGAATTATCAGAAGCACTAGGAGTGGAACAGGAAGACCTCTGGAATGAAATCGCAACTTATGGAAAGCTGGGAGAAACCATTGATGAGGTTATGGAGAAAAAGAAAGCAGAAGCCATTTTAAGTGCAAATGAAGAGGCGTACACGGAAGCCATTACAAACAAAGTAGAAGCTCTGAAAGAGTGGAAAAAGAACCTCAGTACATATGACGAAGTAAAGCAGAAGTATGAGGAGTCAAATGAAGCGATTGCAGAGCATGAACGTTTACTTGCCGGTGGAGATATCGATGGCGCAGCAGAATATTATAACCAGCACAAGAAAGTCATATTAGCAAATGACGAACTGAAAGAATCATTTAAAAAGAGCAAAGCAGCGGTAGATGAATCAGAATCGAATTATATTAACTACTGCAACGAGGTAGTTAATTACGAGAATTTGAAAGAAGCTACCATTTCGGGAAATGCAGACAAAATAAGTGATGCAATGTTGAAGACGCAGTATAGCTTTATCACAGCAGAAAATGGAACAGAGCAGAGCTTAAAGAATCAGCTATTTAATTTGGAACAGAATTATACAGACATGAAGGATGCCATTGAAAACAACACCCCAGGAGTGACACAGGAGATGGTAGACCAGGCGCAATACATGGTAGAGCAGGCGCAGCTAGAACTGGACAAATATGCTGATGGAGCAAGTGAAGCGGGCGGTGTCGGAGCAACCGCATTTGCAAATGGAATGCTGATGAAAAACGACTTGGTAAGCGATGCCGCAGCAGGCACAGCGGACACAGCAAAGTCACAGCTTGACGGTGCTGACACATATTCAAGCGGAACAAGCATTGTAGATAAGCTGGCATCCGGAATCCAGGACAATAGTGCTGTGGCAAATACGGCAGGACAGACGGTTGCTGGAAATGCAATAGATGGGATTTCTAGCAGAAATGGAGATGCAGAAAAAGCGGGAGAAGATTTTTCAAATGGATTTGCAAATGGAATCGTAGGAGGAATAACAGCAGCAGGAGATGCAGCAGTTAAACTGGCACAGGAAACAATGAAAAAGTTTAAAAGTAAAGAAGGACTGGATGAGCATTCGCCATCAAAGAAATCATATGATGACGGAGATTTATTTGTGGCAGGATTTAGAAATGCGATTGTAGACAAGACAAAAAATGCTGTCAAGGCAATAAAGAATCTTGCTGCAGATTCGCTCAAGGCATTGAACAGCGAGCTTTCAAATGATATTAACGTGCCAGAAATCAGCGCTACAGCAAACACATTGAAAAAAGCCGGGAGTTGTACCGGTGCAACCACGGAGACAGGAACTGAGCAGAGGACAATTATTCAGAATTTCTACCAGACAAATAACAGCCCGAAGAGCTTGAGCAGGCTTGAAATTTACCGTAACACAAAAAATCTGCTCGGATTTGCAGGAGGACCACAATGATAAGTTTAATTGCAGAAAATGAAAGAGGAGACAGAATCGATTTTTCAAAGAATAAGGACTACACCATATACAAGGTGGATGGAATTACCCCTGTGGAGGCTACAATAGCCTCTACAGCGAATTCTACAGCGGATGGTGCTACAATTAACCGCCGGAGCATCGGATACCGTAATATCGTCATTTACATGACTATTAATGGAGAGATTGAAGAGAACCGCTTGAAACTGTACCGGTACTTTCCAGTAAAAAAAGATGTGCAGCTGCGCTTTGAAACGGACAGTAGAGATGTGCTTATTAATGGAGCGGTTGAATTGATAAGCTGTGACATTTTTTCGGCACGGGAAGTGGCACAGATAAGCATCATATGTCCACAACCGTACTTCCGGGCAGTAAATGACCTGGTAAGTTGCTTCTCGGACACAGAAGCACTGTTTGAATTCCCATTTTCCATCGACAAAAATGGAATTGAGATTTCCAGGATTGAAAGGAACATCAGAAAGAGCATCATAAACACCGGAGAGACAGAGACGGGCATCATCATTCAGCTTTATGCCACAGGAGAAGTGGTCAACCCGATTATTTATGATGTAGATGAAAAAACCTATTTGAAACTGAACTACACCATGCAGCAGGATGATGAGATTGTGATAAACACAAATACTGGTCAGAAAGAGATTAAGCTGATTCGTGCGGGGGTAGAGACAAATATCATGGGGCATCTGTCACCGGGCAGCACATGGCTTCAGGTAGAGCAGGGAGACAATGTTTTTACTTATAATTGTGACAGCGGAAATAGTGACCTCAGAATCACATTTATAACACAGCAGTTATATGGAGGGCTGTAAGATGGAGATACGGGTTCTTGATTTTAATTTTAATTTATTAGGAACGATAGACACATATGAAAGCTCAATCTGGAGACCGGAGTATTATGGAGTGGGAGATTTCGAATTGTATCTGAGAGCATCGGAAAAGGCAATAGACCTGTTGAAGAGAGAAAGACTGCTTGTACGGTCACAAGATGTCCATGTGAACAGCGACGAGACAGAAGTGATTTATAGAAAAGTGATGATTGTACTTAACTTTAATATAGTCACGGATAATGAAAGCGGAGACTATATCACAGTGACCGGAAGAGAATTGAAATACATTCTTCACAAGCGGATCGTGTGGAAGCAGACCAACCTTGCCGGAACCTGTGAAGATGGAATAAGGACATTGGTATTGCAGAATGCCATCAATCCGTCAAATAGCAGCAGAATCATCCCAAACCTTGTACTGGGAGACAAAGCGGGAATTACAGATAAGGTGGAAAAGCAGATTACCGGAGACAGCCTAGACCTTGCCATAAAGGACATCTGTACGACCTATGAAATTGGCTGGGATATCTACATTAAAAATAAAAAAATGATATTCGAGGTCTACAAAGGAGAGGACAGGTCACACGGGCAGAGCGAAAGACCGTTTGTAGAATTCAGTGAAGCGCTGGACAATCTTGTAAATACAAGCTATCAGATGTGGACAGAAGAGTATTCAAACGTGACGTTAATCGGTGGAGAGGGAGAAGGAACGGATAGAAAGTATGCATCCGTAGGAAACAGCCTGAAAGGGCTGGAAAGAAATGAAATCTTCACTGATGCAAGAGACATCAGCCAGACAACCACGGATGAGACCATCACGGATGAACAGTACAAGGTGCTGCTCCAGGAACGAGGCAAGGAGAAGCTGGCAGAGCTGAGCATGACAGAAGGCTTTTCTGGAGAGGTGTTAAGCAATAATACATTTACTTATGAGGAAGATTTTTCCATGGGAGACATTGTCACCGTAACAAATAAATACGGAATCAGCAGAAATGCAAGGGTAATCAGCGCAATAGAATCGGAATCAAGTACAGGAATCACCTTGATTCCACAATTTAATTTGTAGGAGGAACAGAATATGTGGAAAAGTGGATTTTTTAACAGCATTAATGGGGACAGAAAGTATGATGCGGAAGAGATGAGCGAGATATTTCAGGGGCTTATCTCGGACGGAGTATATGAAAGTGTCGGCAATAAGCTGGCGGTACGTCCACAGGATGGCATGACCATTAAGATTGACACCGGAAGAGGATGGTTCGATAAAAGATGGGCAGAAAATAGTTCAGAATACCTTATGACACTGGAGAGCGCAGACGTGACACTAAACCGGTATTGTGCAGTAGTCATAAGGACAGACAGGACAGAGAGCGTCAGAGCATCCGCACCGGTGTTGAAATACGGAGCATATGCCACAAGCCCGAAAAAGCCGGAAATGACACGGACGGAGGAAGTTAAGGAGTATTGCCTCGCCTATATTTATATTAAGGCAGGAGCGACACGGATTACAGCAGCAGACATTGAAGACACAAGGGGAGACACAGAGCTGTGCGGATGGGTTACTGGTCTGATTGAGCAATTATCAACAACAACGTTGTTTGAGCAGTGGACACAGATTTTTTCAGACTGGTTTGCCGGATTGCAGGATATCATTGATACAGATGTCGAGACGAAGCTGGTCAATGCACTCCCGCAGGCAGTCACAGTGACATTGCCAGTGGATGGATGGTCAGCATCAGATGGTAAATATCTGAATACAGTTACGGTGCCAATTATGAATGAGACAAAGAGCGTTATCACCTATGTGAACAAGGACACCATGGCAGACTATGTGGCAGCAGGCATTACCTGCAAGGAGCAGGGGCAGAATTCATTGACGTTTGAAGCAACTGCCAAGCCTACTGCCGAGATAAAGGTTGACATTCTGCATATGGGAGTTTAAGCTGAAAGAGAAAAGCAGAATATGCATACCGTGCTTCCAAGAAAAATGGGGTTCGACTGCGTTACCGTCAAGTCCACTAAAGCTGAACAAGTCGAACTCTGTATATGATATTATCGTATACAGGAATATGTTTGGTTTGGTGTATCGAAGAAAATAAAAGTAACGGCATTGTATGGTTGCGAAAGTGATATATAATGCCGTTATTTTTAAGATATAATGCGGATTTGAATTTGACAAATCGGAATTTGGCAAAGGAGTGTGATTGTATGAAAAAGAAATTCTTTGTGGTAATTGCAATTATAGTTGTTTTAGTAATCCTATTAACC